TATTTTTATAGAAAATGAGGAAGATATGGAAGTGAAAGTTGAAAGTGAAAAGAGAATTAGAGGAAGACCTAAAAAGAACAGTTAAATTATTCAAAAAGATTGCTTTAGTTTTAAAACCACCTCCAAAATTAACCATTGATACTTGGGCGGATATGTATAGAGTTTTATCAACTAAAAGCTCAGCGATTCCGGGAAAATGGAAAACTGACAGAGTGCCATTTCAAAGAGAAGTAATGAGGGCAATTTCTGATAAAAATACAGAAAAAGTTGTGATGATGTATGGGGCTCAGTTATCAAAAACAGAAATTCTTATGAATACAGTTGGATATTTTATGGACTACGAACCTTCGCCGATTATGTTTTTAATGCCTACTAAAGATATGGCGGCTGATTTTTCAACAACAAGGCTTAATGACATGATTCAATCGACACCACAACTTAGGAGCAAAGTTATCGAAAGTACTGATGCCAGGGATACAAAAAGGCAAAAAGAATTTTCAGGCGGATACATTGTTTTAACTGGGAGTAATTCAGCTTCAGAATTAGCAAGTAGACCAATTAGAATTTTATTAGCAGATGAAATTGACCGTTTCCCTCGAAGTGCTAAAAACGATGGAGACCCATTGAATTTGGCGATTGAAAGGGTAAAAACTTGGCCAAACAGTAAAATAGTTTTGACAAGCACACCAACTATCAAAGGTGGGAGCAGGATAGAGCTTGAATATGAGAATAGCTCAAAAGACGAGTATTATATTCCTTGCCCAAAATGTGGAGAGATGCAAACTTTGAAATGGGGAAATATCGTTTTTGAAGATGTGTCACATAAATGTGAGAAATGTATGGAAACTTCAACAGAGTACGAGTGGAAAAGAAACCTTCTTAAAGGTGAATGGAGAAGTACAAATCCTGATGTAGACCCACATATTTCAAGAGGATTTCATGTATCAGAGTTATATAGTCCGTTTACCAAATGGGCTAGCATGATTCGTAAATTTAGAGCAGCAAAAGGCGACGAACAATTGATGAAAGTATTTGTCAATACGGCTCTTGGGGAATGCTGGGAAGAAAAAGTTGAAAGATTTAACTTTGAGGAAATACAGGCAAGGGCTGAAGACTATGGCGAATACTTGAATCATGAAGATGGAACTTATGAGGAAGTAGAAATTCCTGATAAGGTTAATGTGCTTACTGCTGGTGTCGATGTTCAGGATAATAGGCTTGAAGTAGAAATTGTTGGATGGGCAAAAGGTGAAGAAAGCTGGGGTATTTATTATAAAGTGATTATGGGGAATCCTGCTTTGCCTTACGTTTGGAATGAATTAGACCAAGTTCTGATGAAAGATTATTCTTATCAGAACGGAGAAAAAATAAGGGTTGCTTGTGCTTGTGTTGATACAGGGGGGCATCACACTGATGATGTCTATAGGTATGTAAAAGCAAGGGAACAACTGAATATATTTGGTATAAAAGGAAGTGGAGAAGCTGGGAGACCTCTTATTTCACGACCTAGCAAAAATAATAAAGGAGGAATTTCCTTATTTGTTTTAGGAGTTAATACTGGGAAAGATACAATAATGAGTAATCTTAAAGTAACAGAACCAGGAGCTAAGTATATGCACTATCCGAACAATCCTAAACGTGGATATGATGAAGTTTATTTTAAAGGACTTACTTCTGAAATAAAGGTTGTTACATTTAGCAAAGGGCAAGCTAAAATCGAGTGGAAAACAATCGGAGACAAAAGAAATGAGCCTTTGGACATTCGGAATTATGCACAGGCGGCATTGAGAATTGCTAATCCAGATTTGAATATTAGATATTCAACTGATTTATTAAACGGATTAAGAACGCAGAGAGTTAGTAAAAGGAGAAAAATATTGTCGAAAGGAATTAAATAAATGGGAAAATCAAATTATTCAAGGGAATATATTTTGGAAATGATAGTTGAATATGGTAAAGCTGAACGAGCAGCTTTAACAGGGAAAAGTTATAAAATCGGGACAAGAGAACTTACTCGAATGGGGATAGACGAAATAAGAAAAGGGAGAGCTTATTGGGAAAATGAATTGCAAAAATTAAATAGTATTGGAAAAAGAAGAGTGAGAAGAGGAGTTCCTAGAAATCTTTAAGGTTAGAAAAGGAGGTGTGCTATGAATTTTATTGACAATTTAGTGGCAGTATTTAATCCACAAAAAGGAGTGGAAAGATTTAAAGCAAGAAGAAAACTGGAAATTTTAAATACTGGATATTCTAATCATGGAGCTTCGACTACTAAAAAAGCAATGATAGGTTGGCAGAGTACTGCGGGCGGAGTAAAAAAAGATATTTATAAAAACCGCAAGAAATTGATTGAGCGTTCAAGAGATTTATATATGGGAACTTCTGTTGCAACTGGAGCATTGAAAACCATTAATACAAATGTTGTGGGAAGTGGGTTGAAATTAAAAGCGGCTATTGATAGTGAAACAATAGGAATAAGCGATGATGAAGCGGCTAAGGTAGAAGAATTGATTGAAAAAGAATTTGAACTTTGGTCGAAAGATAAGATTGATAATTTAGGAACTATGAATTTTTATCAAGTTCAAGAACTTGTATTTTTGACAGTGCTACTAAATGGAGAGTGCTTTATAAAATTAAATTATTTTGAAACACCTAAAAATCCGTATAGCTTGAAATTGGAAATTTTAGAGCCTGATAGAATTTATACTCCTAATAATATGCTTTCGGATAACAGTGTAGTTGAAGGAGTAAAAATAGATAAAAATGGAAGGGTCGAAGGTTATTATGTTTCATCTGAACATCCATTGGATGCGACTGGTGCAGTAACAGAAAAATTTATTAGAGTTTATGGAAGCGAGAATCAAAAAAATATAATTCATCTTCTTTTTACTGAAAGACCTGAGCAAGTAAGGGGAATACCAATATTGTCACCAGTTATCGAAAATTTAAAACAGCTTGGGAATTATACTGAAGCAGAATTGATGGCTGCGGTTATAAGTGGATTGTATGCAATTTTTATTGAAAGTGAAGCTGATAGCCCAAGTGGGGCTGATGTTGGAGAACTTGAAGCGGTTGAAAATGATTTACTGGTAGATTCAGAAGATGAAACTACTATAGAACTTGCACCAGGAATGATTGCTTCACTTAATCCAGGAGAAAAAGCAAAAGCTACTAATCCAGGAAGACCAAATGCACAATTTGACCCATTTGTGACAAGTATTTTAAGACAAATAGGAAGTGCTTTAGAAGTTCCGTACGAGCTTTTGATTAAGCATTTTACGGCAAGTTATTCGGCAAGCCGTGCAGCGCTTTTGGAAGCGTGGAAAATGTTTAGAAAGAGACGAGAGTGGTTTTCCGAGAATTTCACTCAACCAATTTACGAAGAATGGTTAAACGAAGCGTATTTGTTAGGGAGAGTAGAACTTAAAAGTTACGGAACTGATTTTCTTATAGATAAAGCTTGGTGTGGTTCACAATGGAACGGACCTTCACAAGGGCAAATAGACCCATTAAAAGAAGCTAATGCTGCTGTTATAAGAATTAATAACGGATTATCAACTAGAACTAGAGAAACAGCAGAGCTTAATGGTGGAGATTTTGAACAAAATGTAAGAATTTTAGCAAAAGAAAACAAATTATTAAAAGAGAAAGGAGTGGTAATAAATGGCGAAACAACTAAAATTTTGGAATCTAGTGAAGAATGAGAAAGAAAAAACGGCGGAACTTATACTTTATGGGAGCATAGGAAGTGATGAGTATTGGGATGATATATCTGATAAGGTATTTAAACAAGATATAGAAAACCTTGGAGATGTGGAAAATATTACTTTACACATAAATAGCCCAGGTGGAAGTGTATTTAGTGCAGTAGCAATAGCGAACACTCTTAAAAATCACAAAGCTAAAGTAACGGCAAATATCGATGGTTTGGCAGCGAGTGCTGCAACTATTATAACAAGTGCTTGTGATACTGTAAGAATGCCTAAAAATGCTTTATTTATGATTCACAATCCAATCACTTTTGCTTATGGGAATAATCAAGAAATGCAAAAAACTGTTGAAATGCTTGACAAGGTTAAAAATAGCATTATTGAAACATATTTAAATAAAACAAAAACAGACAAGGAAACTTTATCTGAATTAATGGATAATGAAACTTGGATGGACGCAGAAACAGCTAAGGAATATGGATTTGTTGATGAAATCATGGATGAAGAAGTGGGAAAAGAATTTGTAGAAAATAAATTAATTATAAATAACATGGCTTTTGATAT